GTGTCACAAAATCACTTGCATCAGAAACAACTGCGGCTGAAGCAACTGAAGCTACAGGATTAACTGCATTTGGAACAACTGGATTTACGATTGGTGCTGATGCTGATTACAACACTTCTGCGGATACTTACGCCTCATGGACATTCCGAAAGAAATCAAATTTCTTTGATGTTGTGACGTATACGGGGACGGGTTCTGCACAAACAATTGCTCACAATTTAGGTTCTGTTCCAGGATGCATCATTGTTAAACGCACAGACGCTGTAGCAAATTGGGCTGTTTATCACCGAAGTTTGGCAAATACTCAATATCTTGCACTTAATGCAAGTACTGCCGCCGCTACAAGCGCAACATGGTGGAATTCAACAACTCCTACAAGTACTGTTTTCACAGTAGGTTCATCAGCAAATACCAACTTTTCTGGTGGTACATATGTGGCATATATCTTTGCCCATAACGCAGGAGGCTTTGGCCTAACTGGTACAGACAATGTGATTTCGTGTGGGTCTTATACAGGCACAGGCGCAACTGGAAACGAACAAACATTAGGATTTGAACCACAATTCTTACTAATAAAAAATACTAGTGCAACAGGGCTTTGGGTAATGGTAGATATTATGAGAAAAATTACCGCTTTACCTGGTACAAATGCAGATTCAACTCTTTATGCTAATTCAAACGCAGCAGAAGACCAAACAAGTGATCCTATTGCGTATTTAACACCAACAGGATTTGGATTAAAAGGTTTGGTTTCTTTTTCAAATGCTTCTGGAAATAATTACATCTACATAGCCATTCGTAGAGGCCCGATGAAAGTGCCTACGGATGCGACTAAAGTGTTTAGTCCATTATTGGCAAACAATTCGCAAGGCACTCAAAATACAACAGGATTCCCTGTTGATTTGCAGATTTCTACATTCCCAACTGGAACATCTGATAGATATTTTGTTGATCGTTTGCGTGGTGTTTCTACTAATGCAACTAATGGTGAGAAATATCTAGCTTCCAACACGTCTGCGGCTGAAGCAACAACCACATCAATTACGCAATATTGGAATAACACAGGATTCCAAACATCATTAGGAAACGCTGGTTCTTCAGAACTATATTTAAATTTTAGACGCGCCCCCAGCTTCTTTGATGAGGTTTGCTATACAGGTACGGGTGCTAATACGACAGTTAGCCACAATTTAGGTGTAGCACCTGAGTTAATGTTGGTGAAAATTAGAAGTGGTGCTGGTAATTGGGCGGGATATTCTGCAACAACAGGTGCTGGATTTACTGTTCAGTTAAATTCTACTGTTGCGGCTTCTGCTAGTGCAACTGTTTGGAATAGTACATCCCCAACAGCTTCTGTTTTTAGTGTTGGTACTGCGGGATCAACAAATGGTTCTGGTAGCACTTTTGTAGCTTATTTATTTGCCACTTGTGCAGGTGTTTCCAAAGTAGGTTCATATACTGGCAATGGAACAACACAAACAATTGACTGTGGATTAACGGCAGGTGCAAGGTTTGTACTTATTAGACGAACAGATGCGGCAGGTAGTTGGTACGTTTACGATACAGCCCGTGGCATGACTGTATTAACAGACCCGTATGTACTTTTAAACAGCACAGGGGCTGAAGTGGCAACACTTGGTTCTGTTACAACAGTAGCAACAGGCTTTGCAGTTAACTCAGCAATCTTAGCGGCAATCAATGTAAGTGCTGGAACATACATCTTTTTGGCTATCGCATAAGGAATCACCATGCAAATCAGAACACAAACAGGACAAGTAATGTACGAAGCAGAGTTTCGTGCATTGCATCCAAATACGTCAATGCCACAACAACTGTCAGAAGAACTATTAAACGAGTTTGGTGCTGATGTTGTTTTGGAAGGTCCACAAGCAAGCCCAACACGCTACCAAACAGCATACGCTAATGGCGTTGAGCAACTTGATGGCAAGTGGTACACAAAGTATTCTGTTGCTGAAATGGATGCTGAAGCTATTACTGCCAAAGATGTTGAACAGGCCAAATCAATGCGTGACCAACGTGGTGAAAAGCTAAAAGACAGTGATTGGACACAAGTAGCTGATGCTCCTGTGGACAAAGCAGCATGGGCTACATATCGCCAAGCCTTGCGAAACGTCCCTGCACAGGCTGGATTCCCTTGGACTATTACTTGGCCTGATGCACCATGACACAAGAAGTCACCCATGCCCAAATCTACGAAAGACTGCTTGAAGTAGAGACTAAGGTAGATACCATCGACAAGAACACAAAAGGTCTTGTAGAGGCTATAAACGCTCTTGATGGTGCTTTTAAAGTCTTGGGTTGGGTTGCCTCTGCTGCTAAACCTATTCTGTGGATAGGTGGGTTAATTATGGCGGCTGGTGCTATCTGGCAGACATGGCTTAAAAAGTAATGGCTAATGTAAAACAACAACTAGATATTCCTGCTATACCCTCTTTAGGTACATCAGGAATTGTCTATTCTCAAAATGTCCAAAACCAAAACAATGGACTTTTGAGGTTGTTTTTTACCAAGTTAGTTAATTCATTACAGTCTTTTTCTGGCCCAAGAGGTGGTAAATACTTGAATAATCCTTACGGGGCTTTTCAAAGTACAGTTGACCAAACAGCAACAACGGCTAACGTAGCCTATGCAATGACGTTGAATACTACAGATTATGCCAATGGTGTAAGTGTAGCAAGCAACTCACGTATCACAGTAGCTGATGATGGAATTTGGAATCTACAGTGGTCTGGTCAGTTTGAAAATACTGATTCACAAGACCATGATGCTAGGGTCTTTCTAAAGATTAATGGTACTGTAGTTACTGGCTCAACTGGTTTCTTTGCAGTCCCTAGTAAGCATGGATCAGTCAATGGTCATGCTTTAGTTGGATGGAATTACTTTGTAAGCTTAAATGCAAATAGTTATGTTGAGCTTTGGTGGGAAACTGACAACATTCAAGTAACGATACAAACTTATGCTGCCGCAGGTGACTATCCATCAACCGCATCACTAATTGCTACAATGAGTTTTGTGTCTAATCTACCAACGATATAGAATGCAGATATGGCATACATTCCACTACAAATTCCACCAGGCGTATACAAAAACGGGACTGAATATCAGTCTAAAGGCCGTTGGAACGGATAAAATTTGGTACGTTGGTACGAAGGCACTATCCGTCCTGTAGGTGGATGGAGAAAACGTGCCTCCTCTCAGTTAACGGGTATGGCCCGTGGTTTGATTAGCTGGAGAGACAACACTAATAATAGACGTATCGGAATTGGTACACATTCAAAGCTTTATGCAATGAATGAAGGTGGAACCTTAACTGACATTACTCCAACATCTTTTACTGTTGGTGATGCGGATGCAGTCTTAAAGATTGGTTATGGATATAGCACTTATGGCAATTTTGCCTATGGCGTTGCTAGACCAGACTTGGGTTCATACACACCTGCTACTACTTGGAGTTTGGATACTTGGGGTCAGTATTTAGTTGCTTGCTCATCAAAAGATGGTCAATTGCTTGAATGGCAATTAAATACTGCTAATGATGCTGTTGCTCTTACTAACGCACCAACCAGTTGTACTGGTTTAATTACTACTCAAGAACGATTCTTATTTGCATTAGGTGCAGGTGGTAATCCCCGTAAAGTTCAATGGTGTGACCAAGAAAACAATACTGTATGGACTCCTGCCGCAACCAACCAAGCTGGAGACTTTGAGTTAACCACAATTGGCTCTCTACAGTGCGCTAAACGCATCCGTGGCGCTACTATTCTGTTTACTGATGTCGATGTACATACCGCCACTTACATTGGTCCTCCGTTTATATACGGCTTTGAGCGTGTTGGTAGTGGATGTGGCGTTATTTCTAAGCAATCAGTAGCCGCTACTGACAATGCTTGCATTTGGATGTCTGGATCAGGATTCTGGATATACGATGGTTTTGTAAAGCCATTAAATTCTGACGTGTCTGATTATGTGTTTAGTAACTTAAATGCTACACAGTCATCTAAAGTTTATTGTGTACATAACTCTACTTATGGTGAGATTTGGTGGTT